CTCTCTATTGTGGATTTTGTAACGCCCAAAATAACGGAAAGCCCATCTTTCCCGGCTCGTTCTCGAATCCGCATGGGAATAATCCACTTGAAATCAAGATATGTTTTCCCGCTTCGGGTCGCGCCGCCCTTGAAATTCCATCGGTGATTCCCGTACCTTGCAAATTCAATCTGTTTCGGGCTTAATAGCATCTCTGAACTCCTTAATTAGCCCATCCAGCTTATTTAGGCTATCATTACCGCTTGCCGTGTTTCTTGTGGCCTTATCAACAATAATCCCGAAAGATGTTGCGATCTGGCTTAATGTTGCGGCCGAAATCTTTTCGGGGTCAGTAAGCGCTTTCAGATGCAAAGTGATTGCTTCTTGCATCGCCGCTTTTTGTGATTCCATGTATGCCATCATATCGGCGGTATTCTCTTCTTTTTTTTGCTGCACTTTTTGGGCGATATCCGGTGAAGCGCTAACAATTCTTTTCACAGTCTGGTGAGTTACGCCATGCTTTTTTGCAACGGCGCTGTACGACTGCATTTCTATCCAGTCGGCGATTATTCTTTTTTTCTTCCGATCTGTAATCCTTGCAGCCATAGCACCACCGCTCATACAAAATAATTGGCGCGAGGCCGATTCAAACGGCCTTCTGTTGGGGAGAGTGAACCCAACTCGTTTTCTACCGCGCCATGCAAAAAGAGGCTCAGGAGCAATCCCAAGCCTCTTGCGCTTTTTCTTTTTTACCAGTATAGCACATTCAAACTGAAAAATCTTCCGGTTTTTTTCCGGTTTTTCAAATTTCTGGGCATCCGTACAGGCAAATTGTAAAATGGTGAAGCGCCGAATCCTTTCGCGCATAAACCTGAGATTTTTCAATCCCAAATTCTTCGCACAACCTGTCCACATTCCCCCTCGCGGGCTTTATGTAGAATCTATCCAGCACCTTCCGCTCATCGTCTGTGAGGACTTCAAGCCCGGAATCCACAAGCGACACCCATTTTCTCGCCTGTTCCAGCGAACGCGCCAGTTCCTCACGGTGAACGATATTCGATAGCATCATATCTTCCCGGCCGGAGCCACCGCCACTTACCGGCGTACCGTCAGCCGTGGCACTTCGGATACTCTGCATAGCGGATTCCAGCCGCGCCATTTCCTCGGGGATGCTTTTCAGGGATTGCTTTTTTGCACTGTATTCCTTGAGCTTCTCAATGGCCTCATACTTCCAGTTCATTCCGTTCCTCCTTGCATATCTTATTAAATCCCTGTATAGATATACACAATACACACAAGATATAAGATTATATTTAATATATACTATACAGGGATAAAGCTATAATATTAAATTCCGTCTCCTGTTTTTCGTTTTCTTTCTCCTTTCTGTACAATCCTTCCCCGGCGGGCAAGGCCGCTTTCCCCCGCGGACGAATATGTAATTGCAGCACCGGCTGCCCTCGTAGTATCCGAAGAAATACCGGCACCCGACGCAATACTTCCTGCCGTCCCTGTACTCCATGTTGCCCCCTAGAGAACAGGAAAACTCCCAATCCCGCCGAGCATCCCGGTTTCTTGGCTTATCATAAGCAGTTTTGTCTGCGCCGTCATCCGAATTTCAGCCGGCGCCCGTTCCGCTGCCGTGTGCAAGACGGAAATACACTCAATCCCCTTTCCCTTGTCCACAGACAGCACATAGGACGTCGCAGATACCGCAGAGGCGAACCACTCCGGGACGTTGCCGTAGGCGTATTTTGCAAACATCCTCCGGAGAATCTTTTCCGGGTCAGATTCTTCCTGCTCTACTGTGGTTATCTCCCATTCCCCGGACTTGGCGACCTCTTTCACTGTTTCGGTCAATTTTTTTGCAAGCATCTCGCGTGCAGTCTTCATAAGCAACGCATCATCAAATTTGAAATCCTGTTCTGCCATTATTCATGTACCTCCAATTCCTTATTTTTTCTGTCACGGTATCTCCTTTGAGCGGCTCTCTGGGCGTGGGCTTTCCTTACCCTCCTAAACTTCGAATTGATAATATTCAAAAATCCATCTAATAGCGTGTTGCAGTTCATCTTTCGTAACGCCGTTCAGCGTTTCAAGGGCTGAAATCTTTTCAATGGCTATGACTTTTGCCCAGATCGGGACTGTTTTATCGTCCAGCCGATATTTAAAAATTTCAGCGGCTTGTCCGAGACTTAAATTTCCGTTACATGGTAATGGAATCACAGCCGGTTCTGGCTTCTCAATGGTTTCCTGGGGAAATCCGTCCATTTTGGTTTGCAAGGTTATCAAGGTAATACCTCCTTCGGCAATTCTGGAAGCGGCATCCAGTGGGTGATATGTCTGCCGGGTTCAAGTCCGTCCGGGTAAAAATACGGTGTACCGTCCACATAAGATTTCCGCGCGCGGCTTGCGACGTGCTTGTACTTATCAAGCGTCAGCACCGTGACACCTATCTCCGGCAACCTCTCACTGCACGGAATCCACCTTGTCCGCTCCAACGCCTCCATGCCCATCCGGCAAGCCTCATTCACGGGGTCTATACTTTCGTAATGCTCCCGGTGTTCCGGGTTCAGAATTTCAATTGCTCGTTCAACTTTCATCGTTATCCTCCAAACACATTTTTGCGCCGCAGTTCGGGCAGTAATGAAAGGAGCGAATCCCCGTTCCGTAATACTCAAAGCCACACACAGAGCACTTATTACCCTCTTGTTGCTGTCGCCAGTCCTCAAAGCACGGGTACCATGCTCCATGTCGCACCGGCACCGCATCTAACAACGGGCAATCATCAAAAAACTTATCCTGCGGATTGCTTTCCAGCTTCGCCCCACGCTTGCAACGGTGCTTTTTGATGTCGTAATCGGCACAAGCACCGCAGTATGTAATTCCTTTCATTCCGATTCACCGTCCATTCGAGCGCCGCAGCTGGGGCAGTAGGTGTTGTGATTATCAAGCTGTGCGGCCTTGCACTCGGAGCAGTAATAATGCCCAACATCGCATTCTTCGTCATCAAAATTCGGCGTGCAATATTCGCAAAACGAAGCGTGGCAAACCTGGCATTCCGGCCCATTGTGAATCCCAATATCTAACCGCCACATATCAATTTCACCATTTTTGTTCTTATACCAAAGATGTTTTTTTGAATAAATCCACCGCCCATGCCGCACCAGCTCCACGTCGGCGGTGGGCAACTCGTCTTCTACAAACTCGGTAACGGTCATATCCGGAGCCTTAAAACCATATCGCAGCATGGTGTCTTTAATTGCCCCCCGGCTGATGTAATCACTCATTTCAATTCCTCCAAACTAATCTGCCCATCAATGGGCGTATTGCCAACCTCTTGCCGCTTTCGCTCCGGGATAACTTCGCGCACAATGGGCTTGCGGCTTATCGTCCGATTGAATGCCCCGCACGCCATCCATCGTCCCGCCCAGTCCGTCGCTTCACTATGGGTAAGCCCGTATACTTTGCATTTGCGAAGCACTTTATCGTGATACTTGCCATTTATGAAGTTGCTACACTCCCGGCACGTATGCCCATCCAAAACGCCGAAAAAACGGTGCATCAGAGCAAGTTTACGTAAGGCCATTACTGTTCCTCCACATAGCACCAACTCTGGGGCGGGCGTTTAATTATCCGGCCATCACATTCCCCTGTGGTGTAGTTGTAATAAGGGCATTCCCAACAACCCGCCTCAATTTTACATAATAGCCCCTTGAATGCGCTCAGCGGCTTCGGCGTATCGTAGATTTCCAACTTGGAAATGTGCCAGCCGTACAGTGTTGCACCTTTTCCGTAGTCCCACAAAGCGCCGTCCACAAGCCCAGTCTGCGCCACAAAGTCATCGTCCACATCGTAGATTCCATACGGTTCTGTTGCCGCCTTGATGGTTTCAACCCGGTCACATACAAATTCCCCGGCAACATGCCCGTTGAAAACGTCCCGGGTTCTATCTGCTTCTGCTCTTCCATACCCCGAAAGGCGGGTAAACTCCGTAAACCAATCGCCCCGGAAAACATCACCCCACACAAGGAACGGCCTTGTGTTTGTGCAGTATATATAGCACTTGAAAGGCGTTTCCAAATATGGTTTTGTCTTGCGGACCTCGATCGTCTTCCACTCGTTGGCAATCTTCTCCACCCACTCCGGGCGGATGCTGATAAGTACCGCTTTAGCCATTGTCAGCCCTCCTGTTCCAGGCCTCTTTAGCTTCTTCCACAGATTCATAAGTGGAAGTTTCTGCGCCGCATTCCCAACATCTGACCCAAAAGTAATTATCTTCGTCAAATGCACCGTCCCCTATAGCTCCGGCTGTCCCCCCGCAGAACGGGCAGGGCTTCAATTTGATTTCGTCCATGTTTTCTCCTTCCCGCCCGGGTTGCCCCGGGCTTATCCCCATATTCTGGCCGCAATTTCTTCATACGAAAAACTCTTGCTTGCCCAAAGTCGGGCGGTAAAATTCGCATAATTCCGGCTGAATCCCTCGGCCATCAGCAGTTTTACAAAACGTTTTCTTGTCATTTGCTCACATCACTTTCTGTAAATAACGACCATAGACGGAAACGGTGCTGGGTTCATTGCTGCTCCGTTTTCGTCTTCAAATTTTAACCGCCCACGCAGAAACCGAATTTCCGCTTTTCCGTATATGTAATCGTGGAAATAGCTTGTGTCCGTCCGTGCCGGAATCAGCATGGCGATTGTCACACCCCCACGGACATGTTCAGAATATGCCTTTTGAACCCATTTCCCGATCTCCCGGCCATATGGCGGATTGCAGAACACGGCTCCGTATCCGCTCCAAGGCAGGGAAAGGCCGTTCATTTCAGGGGTGAAAAAACATCTGCACTTAGCGTTCTCTGATGTAGCGGCGGCATCTAAGCCAAAGTGAAATTCTTGATCCAACTTCTGAAAGAAGTCTTTCGGTGTCCGCCAGTCCATTTTTACGCTGCTTAACAGTGCTTTGTTCATTTTTACCTCGTTTCTATCCCCACTGTTCCGCCATAGCTTTTGCAATACCGGGGAAGGTCTTTGAACGAGTTTTCTGATCTCGTTCTTTTCTGCCCTGAAATCTGCGGTAGTTTCCGTAAGCGTCCTTGCATCCGCCATTTACATACGGTTCGTGATTGGTGATAATTTCCGTTGGGTGCAGTTTTGGTAGCCCTTTAAGCCACAAACAAGTCCGCTTACTGTAGGGGTGGCCATGCTCATACGGCTGTATTGCCTGTGTATATGGTGGCAATCCAACAATTTTCATGGGCGTTGGATTTTCCACCGCAATCATGGGAATATCGGCGTTGTAAAATTCCATGAAAAATGCCTTTGCTTCCATTGCCAAGGGATACCGCTCCGAAACGATTTCGCCATTTCTCCGCATTCTGACCGCCCCGGCATTCGTCAGGTAAGTACACGGCGGGTGTGCAATCAGCAAATCCCACCGACCCACACTATGCACCTGTCCGTCCATGGTGACGATTGTGCCGCCCTTGATGGCTTCCAGAGCGTCACCCAAAATGTGCCACTCCTGGTGACCGCCGCTGGGTTCCTGGATGTCGCAGGAATAGGCCTCATGCCCCCGCGCCCGGAATGCCTTGCACACGGTTTGCGATTCCTCGCAGGCTATCAAAACTCGCATTTTTAGTAGTCACCTTCATTCCTCTTATCAAACTCCACGTTGATCTTCGGCACCCACGTATCGCGCAGTGCTCTTTCCACGCCCGTAAAAAAACTATCGACAAATTTTGTGTAATTAACTTTTTTAGCCAGCTCCGCTCTGATTGCCTGTGTAATTTCCGGTTTGCGTTCGTTTACAAGTGCTTGCAATTCCTCACGAGTGATTTCCTCAATCGCTCGCCTCACGTGGAACTCCAACAATGTATATTTATTATCACTGGAATAGTTAGAAATTTTCCCGTTTTTATCAACTTTCGTAGACAAAACCATTTTTACGATCTGGCTCACGATTTCGTTTTTCCCGTTTAAGGATTCCGAAATTCCCATCATAACGGTTTGCTTTACCGCTTCCGCCAAATAATCCTGATCGATGCTCAAGTCCAATCCTACAATATTCGCCATTTTAATTTCCTTTCTGTTTTCCTTTATTCCCCCGAGGCACTTTCCCCCACCTGGGCGGGGTGCAATTCCGCTTCACCGGCTTGAAACAGCCGTACATTTTCGCCTTGCTCATTGAAAATCCTCCATACTTGTCTGCCCCGGTAGCACATCGTACTCCATCCACCAGCGGAACACATCTTCTGCCTCCGTCCCCATTCTCCACGTTCCATCCAGTTTTCCGCGCCGCCTGCGTTCCTCCAGCATCCGTTCAAAGGCGTTCAGGTAGAGCTGCTTGTACTTCGGCCACCGGGTGAACTCCGCTTCACGCACCTTTTTTCCAGCCATGGGGCAACCGATACAGCCAACACGGCATTGCCCCTCTGCGTAAAGCGGATTCATCTGGACTTTTGCATCTTCCAAAAATCCGTAAACATTTTCGTCTGTCCAGTCGACGATAGGGTTCACAACTCGCCTTGCTTTCAAACGACAGTTTTCAAAAAGCATCCGCTTTTCGTCATTGTCGTTAGCAAGAATGATGTTTTTATCCTTGGTTGCGCCCAGTTTTTCGTAGATTCCACGGTTATTTTTCCGGGATGTAGATTCAGCCCAACGAACGCCGGTACAGATAAACCGTCCTGCCCCCCCTGTTTCTTTCAGGACGGAGCAGCAGTACCGTACCAACCGTGTTGGCGGCATGAGCTTCTGAGGAATTAGGCTCCACATGGACACCCGTTTCCCCTTGTAAACCGGCATGTTCACGGTGCACTTGTATCCTTTTCCCTCTAGCCGCTTGAACTCGCTTCGCACGAATCGCACCGTTTCCGGGGCATCGGCTGTGGTGTGGTTGTGCTGGAACTCGCAGGGGATGCCGGAACGCACCGCAAGCTCGGTGATAACGCCGGAATCTTTGCCGCCTGAAATGCAGATCACCAAAGGCTGCTGATACGCCATGAACGACATATCAGAGGCAGCTTTCAGGCGATCGATTGCCATCTGCTCCAAGTCATTCATTCTCGATAACAACCCCCTCTCTCACCAAATCCGGGTGTTCATACCTGAAAAATTGGCGTTGTTTTTTGTGGTTTCCAATTGATTTCATGATGTTTTTGTTCCAATTCGCTACGAAATATTCTTCCCACGCCTTGCAGCCGTCCCCGTTAGTGGGGCAATCGTCCCGCGTGCAATTTCTGCAAAAGGGGCTTTCCGAATCGATGTACTGGCCGGGGCGTTCCTTTTCCCCGCCTACTTCGTTTTTCATACTCCACCGCCTTCCGGTAGCTTTTCAAATTCCATCTTCCCGGCCATCTCGGCGATAAAGCTCTTTACCGCTCCGGGGAGCTTCTGGTAATCGTCCTCCCGCTTCTGGCACACTTGGAACGATCTCTGGAAATTCGATGCAACCACGGACTGCACCGTTTCTGCGTCCATCAGCGCCCATTCCTTGAGCTGGGCTGGGCTTCCCACCGTCCGCTGTACCGCCGGAGGCAGCTTCCGAAACTCGTCATCAGCGCCGTATACGCTGTTTCTCAGCGCACCGGCAACCAACCCCCATGCCTCCATCTGCGTCATCTGCTGGGGCGACTGCATCCGATGGAGCATATCTTTCAGCTTCCCGATGGTTGGCATAAAGCCGCCGGTGTCCGTGGCTATGTACGCTTTTGCAGCGGCGGCAACGGCCTCAAATGGCTCCTCGGAGAACATATCCGCCCAAAGATTGACTTTCACGTTTGCCGCCTCTTTGGACATCCCCCGGAAAGAATCGGGATAATTTGCCTGTAAAAGCGTGAGAATCTGGTACGCTTCCTGTTTATCCATTCCCAAATTCCTCCCTGTACATCTCCGCCAGACGGTCAACGCCGCTGGTATAGCCGCCCGGCTTCTGGTTTGCCGCAGGTCTAGCCGAATTCTGCTCCCTGGAGAGCCAGGAGTTGACAAAGCGCATGATCCCGGCTTTTGTTTTCCTGTTTTTGGGATTTGCCAGAAGCCAGCCACGCATACTCCGCAACTGCTGAGCTACATCCACGGCGGGATACAGGCCGGACAACTCGGCAACCATCTCCACGGAAATCTCAAAATCCGTGCCGTCAACCAGCGGAAGCACCGCCGCAGGCGGGGGGCTGCTCGGCAGCTCGCCGCAAACCTCCGAAGGAGGTATATTATCCTTTGCCTTTTCCTTTGTCTTTGTCTTTTCCTTTTCCTTTGTCTTGGTATCATTCGTACACGGTTGTTCGCCGTCGTATACGTCCGTATTCCATCGTTTTCGGATGTTATCGGAGTTTTTCTTACACCGGCTGTCGTATGTTGCCTTATCTCGGTCTATCTGTGCTTTCAAAGTTGGAAATACGAATCTTTCATTACCACGGAGTTGCGGTGCTTCGCCCGTCTTGCTGTATATTAGGCAAGCCGTGAAAAGCCTCCCCCTCTCCGTGTCATTCAGTTCCTCCATACTGTCCAGATAACTGTGATAAGCGCAGAAATATTCAATCGCCATTATCTAATCCTCTTTAATGATGGAGTACCGCGCGAAGCACGTCCGCTCCCCGTACCGGTTCTTTCCGGTGACGGTTTCGCTCTTAATGGGTACGCCCTGCGCTTTCAAATCCCAAATTCTAGCACCCAGCCGGTAACAGCCGTACTCGGTAACGGCCTCGGCTTGGGTGATACTCCCATAGTCTTGCAAATGCCGCAGGATACGCTCACACTGTGTCACGGGGTGCCTCCTCTCCGGTGAGGCGAACCGCCACGCATGGACGGGTGCCGTATCGCTTGCAGACTGTGGCATCTGTGATAGCTGCATCATCCTTGTAGGCGATACCGTTCAGGCCATCACACACAATCTTGCCTATGTTGTCCCAGTCGGGTTTCACCATTGGCAAAATCTGATTGTCAATCGCTTCGGCCTGCTTGCGCTTGCTCCACGAATGGGGAACGGGGTAGATTGCCGCAATGTCAACCCGGATAGTGCCGGTGAACTTTGCCCCGTGGGCTTCGCACTGGTATGCCCATGCCACCAGCTTTTCATAGTCCTTCGTTTTCTTTGGGGTGTATGTCGCACCGTTCTGGGTGAAGCGGGGGCGCTCCTTCCCTTGCGGAACGCCGGGAATCGTAAATTCAATCGTCACGTTTTCGCTCCTTCCTTTGGAGTTGGCGGTTTCACCTCCCACCGCCAAGGGAAAATGCAAACTATACTGTCAATCTTTTTGGGGAAAGATTGATTTTTCCGGCCTAGAACGGCAATTGTGCGTCGTCGTCTTCCAACTCTACGAAGTTCGTCGCAGGGGCGGGAGTCTGATACGCCGGTGCGCTGTATCCGTTGTCAGCCCCAGAGCTGGCCTGAGTGCCGCTTTCCTTGCTTCCGTAGAAATAGACATTGCTCACAAGAATCTCCGCATGACGGCGCTTCTGACCGTTCTTGTCGGTATACTGCCGGATTTGCAATCTGCCCGTTACTATGGCCATCTGGCCTTTGCGGAAATACTTGGC